TACTATTGCAGGTAGAGAGCATCAAGTATATGATCCTATTGGATTGAACGTACTAGACTATATGCAATTGTATCGTAAGTTTACGTTTGTAATGCAAGAGTCATATAGACTTGATCATATTGCAACTGTAGAACTAGGCGAAAAGAAATTAGATTATTCTGAATTCGATAGTCTTCTTGAACTGTATAAGAAAGACTATGAGAAGTTTATTGACTATAATATTAAAGACGTGGAACTTGTAGAACGTCTAGAAGATAAGTTGAAGCTTATCGATCAGGTTTTGGCGATTGCGTATGATGGTAAGGTGAACTTCCAAGATACGTTTACGTCAGTACGAATGTGGGACATCATCATTCATAATTATCTCCTCTCTCAAAAGGTGGTCGTCCCACAACTTAAACTTAAGGATAAAGAACGTCAAGCAGAGGGTGCTTACGTTAAAGATCCTCAAGTTGGTATGCATAAGTGGGTAGTGTCATTTGATTTGAACTCTCTGTATCCTCACCTGATTATGCAATATAACATCTCTCCAGAAACGTATGTTAGAAATTGTGGATATCATCTCCTGATTGAAGACATAGTAAATGGCAAGTTGAACGACGCGAACATACGTGAGCAGCTAGACGATGAAAATCTAACTATAGCTGCTACTGGAGGGATGTTTACCAAAGATTATCAAGGCTTTCTACCTAAACTTATGCAAAAGATGTATGATGATCGAGTAACGTGGAAGAATGAAATGCTAGAGGCTAAGAAGGAGTATGAGAAGAATCCTTCTTATGAGGTAACTAAGAAGATATCTCAATGTCATAATATGCAGTTAGCTAAAAAGGTGCAGTTGAATAGTGCTTATGGTGCGTTAGGTAACCAGTACTTTAGATGGTTTGATCTTAAGTATGCGGAGGCTATTACTAAGTCTGGTCAGCTGTCTATTCGCTGGATGGAGAAGAGGATCAATGAGTATCTCAATAGGCTTTTTAAGACAGAGGGTGAAGATTATGTATTGGCGTGCGATACGGATTCAATGTACATTACTCTTGACAAACTTGTTAATCAAGTGTTTGAAAAAGGAAGTGATGGACCGGAGGGTGAAGATAAACTACAGACGGAGCGAGTGGTATCTTTTCTTGATCGAGTCTGCACGGAGAAGCTGGAACCGTATATTGATAAGTGTTACCAGGAGCTTGCTTCGTATGTAAATGCATATGATCAGAAGATGGTAATGAAGCGAGAGAACATCGCTGATAAAGCTATCTGGACTGCTAAGAAACGATATATTATGAATGTGCATGACTCAGAAGGTGTGCGCTATAGTGATCCTAAGTTAAAGATTATGGGTATCGAAGCTGTAAGGTCCTCAACACCTTCGTCCTGTCGTGCTAAGATTAAAGAAGCTATAGTAGTTATTATGAATCAATCTGAAGAAGAGGTGATAGACTTTATTAATAACTTCAGAGAAGAGTTTAGTCAACTACCTTTTGAAGATGTTGCTTTTCCTAGAGGGTGTAAAGGGCTGACTAAATATAAGGACGCAGCTAGTCTATACCGTAAGGGTACTCCTATACACGTTAGAGGTGCTCTTGTATATAATAATCTTCTTAAAGAGCATAAGCTAGAAAATAGATATCAGCCTGTGCAAGAAGGTGATAAGGTAAAGTTCTGCTATCTTAAACTTCCTAACCCTGTTAGAGAGAATGTTCTCAGTATTAGTAATACGCTTCCTAGACGGTTTGGTCTTGAGAAGTATATTGATTATGATACTCAATTCGATAAAGCTTTCCTAGAACCTATTAGGACTATCATGGATGCTATAGGTTGGCGTGTTGAGAAGCAAGCATCTCTAGAAGACTTTTGGAGCTAAAAAATGTCTGATTTCGATTTTGATTTTGGCTTTAGTGCTGTTACAGAAGATGAACTGAAAGTAGTACAAGAAGCATCTAAACAAGCAGAAACTGCTACACAAAGCACTTTAATGCTTGAACAAAAGATTAATAGTTTATATAATATGATTATGCCGCTACTAAACAATCTAGCGAAGAATCCTGAAAAGGATTATATCTATTGGCCTAATAGATTAGATAAGATTGAACAATTCCGCGACAAACTTGATGAGGTTTATAAAACATGAGTGATTTCTTTCGTAATCTGGTAGAAGACATTAAAGATGCTGATACCGTTATAGCTGCTGATGGTACTGGATCAGCTGAGTTTACTGGTACTATTGATACTGGTTCCTATATTTTGAATGCTGCATTATCAGGTAGCTTATATGGAGGAGCTCCTAATAATAAGATTACTGCATTTGCAGGTGAGTCTGCTACCGGTAAGACCTTCTTTGTACTAGGTGTAGTCATGCAGTTCTTAAAAGATAATCCTGAAGGTGGCGTTGTATACTATGATACTGAAGCTGCTGTTACTAAAGAGATGATGGAGTCTAGAGGTATTGATACTCGAAGAGTTATTATTGCCGAGCCTGATACTATTCAGAAGTTTAGACACCATGCATTAAAAGTCATTGAGACATATGAACATACATCTGCTGATAAACGTCCTCCTATGATGATGGTTCTTGACTCGCTTGGTCTTTTATCTACTACTAAAGAGATGGAAGATACTACTGAAGGTAAAGAGACTAGAGATATGACGAAAGCTCAAGTCATTAAAGCTACCTTCCGAGTATTAACTCTTAAACTAGCTAAAGCTAAGATTCCTATGCTAGTTACTAACCATGTATATGATGTAGTAGGGTCTTATGTCCCTATGAAAGAGATTGGTGGTGGTACTGGACTTAAGTATGCTGCATCTACTATTGCTATGCTTACTAAGAAAAAAGAAAAAGATGGTACTGATATTATCGGTAATATCGTGAAAGTTAAGATGTATAAGTCAAGACTTTCTAAAGAAAATAAGACCGTAGAAGTACGTCTAAGCTATGAAAAAGGTCTTGATCGTTACTACGGTCTTCTTGATCTAGCTGAACAGCATGGTATCATTAAGAAGGTATCTACTCGTTATGAAATGCCAGATGGTACTAAGGTATTTGGTAAAGCTATTAATAGTGATCCAGAGAAGTACTTTACTCCTGAAATTATGGAACAATTAGAAGCAGCAGCTCGTAAAGAGTTTATGTATGGTGGTGATGAAGAGGAGCCCGTAAGTGACAATAGACAGGACGATATTAGCGAACCTGATTCACAATGAAGAGTACTTACGTAAAGTACTTCCATTTTGCGATAAAAAATATTTTCAAGATCTAACTGAACGTACTGTATATGAAGTAATAGACGAGTACGTAGCAAAGTATAACAATGCTCCTTCTAAAGAAGCATTGCAGATTGATTTAAGTGAACGCAATAATTTATCTGAAGATCAGTTTAAGAATGCTCGTGAATTAATTAATGATCTTACTCGCGATGAGGATACTGACTTAGATTGGTTAATGGATCAATCAGAGAAGTTCTGTCAGGAAAAAGCTGTCTATAATGCTATTATGGATAGTATCAAGATATTAGATGATAAGACAGGTTCACAGCAAAAAGGATCTATTCCAGAAATTTTATCTGACGCATTAGCTGTATCGTTTGATAGTCATATTGGTCATGATTTTATTGAAGATGCAGAAGAGCGCTTTGACTTTTATCAACGTAAGGAATCTCGTACACCTTTTGATCTTGACTACTTTAATAAGATTACTAAGGGTGGGTTACCTAACAAGACGTTGAATATTGCACTAGCAGGTACTGGTGTAGGTAAGTCATTGTTTATGTGCCATTGTGCTGCAGCTAATCTTATGAATGCTAAAAATGTTCTATACATTACTATGGAGATGGCTGAAGAAAAGATTGCTGAACGTATTGATGCAAATCTACTTAACGTAACTATGGATGAGTTAAAAGTATTACCTAAAGATGCATACGATAAGAAGATGTCGCGTGTATCTAATAAGACTACAGGTAAACTAATTATTAAAGAATATCCTACTGCATCAGCAAGCTCTGGACACTTTAGACATCTATTAAATGAATTAAAACTTAAACGTAGTTTTAGACCTGATATTATCTATATTGACTATCTTAATATCTGTATGTCAGCAAGATTGAGGCATGGATCAAATGTTAACAGTTATACGTATGTTAAAGCAATTGCCGAAGAGCTTCGTGGACTCGCAGTTGAATTCGGTGTGCCAGTGGTGTCAGCTACGCAGACTACTCGATCCGGATTCACGTCCTCAGATATCGGGCTTGAGGACACATCTGAATCGTTTGGGTTGCCGGCAACGGCCGATCTTATGTTCGCTCTTATCTCTACGGAAGAGCTCCAAGACCTCGGACAGATCATGGTGAAGCAGCTTAAGAATAGATATAGTGATCCGAATATTAATAGACGGTTTGTATTAGGAGTAGATAGAGCTAAGATGAGATTATTTGATGCAGAGCAAGAAGCTCAAGAAGATGTATTAGATGGGCCGGTATTTGATGAGACGAATACTGGAGCAAGACTTAAAGAAGCATTTAAGGAGTTCATATGATAAACTATAGAGTTATCAAAAAAGATAATAATTATGGTGTATTTGAAACTCAAACAGGCCTTATAGTCTATAAAGATAAAGACCGTCTAAAAGTAAGTGAAAGATGTAGGTGGCTTAATTTAGGTGGGTGTTTTGATGGATGGACACCAAAGTATATCTTACATGAAAATTTTCAAGTTCATCTAACTGTAGAAGATGTTAACTTGTTATTCGAAGAGTTTCTCTTGGGAGAAGAGAGCTAAATATTCCCAATCATGTATGTAGTGCCTATAGGTACAGAGGCAAGTTGTAACGACAAGGAATAGCTGAGATAGCTTGAAGCCAGTGGGGTTCTGCTCAGCCGTACATGAAAATAATTACTAAAAACTATTATAAACTCAAAGGTCATAGGAAATTCTTATGACCTTTTTTTGTATCTACTTGATTTCAAAGAAGTTTTTGTCACAAAAAAAGCTTGATTTTAGTTGCATTTGTTCCTATAATAAGAGAGTAAATAAAGAAAGAGGTTAATATGCATCCAGGCAATTATATCACGGTTATTGGAACTACAGATCGTAAAGCAGATCTAGTCAAAGAAGTAGTAGAATATTGTATTGATGAAATGCTTCCTAGATTTAGAACTTTAGATATAGTTGTAGAGTTCGATAAACTAGAGAAACTATATGGTAGTTGTATACATGTAGATAAGAATGAGTTCTATGTTGAAATTGCATCTCATCTGCGTGATTATAAGACTATTGTTAGAACTGTATGTCATGAGATGGTCCATGTTATGCAAGGAGCAAAGGGTCTACTGAAAGAGACGAAAGGTAAGCAGCGTTGGAAAGAGATTGATTACTCAAATACACCTTACTCAAAGCAGCCATGGGAACGTCAAGCTTTTCGCATGGAAGAACAATTAGCAAAAAAGTTCTGGGACAACAAAAAAAACAGTTGATTTTTATTTTAAATGAGACTATTATAAGATATAAAATGAAGGAGAAAGTGATGGCGACTCAAATGATGATCGAAGTGATGGAAAAAATAGTGAAGGATCAGTCAGAGGCTAATATGCATAAGCAACTTAGTCGATTGACTTCAGATGAACTAGACTCTCTAGGACGTCTGTTTGGCTTTGTAGAGGCAGAGCGTATGGATCGTGAATATAGATATATGGACGAAGGAGT